TCATGTTGTTTTGATTCATGCGATTTGTTCTCCTTACTCTCATGTTGTTTTGATTCGTGCGATTTGTGCTCCTTACTCTCATGTTGTTTTGAATCGTGCGATTTGTGCTCCTTACTCTCATGTTGTTTTGAATCGTGCGATTTGTGCTCCTTACTTGTCTGCTGAGGCGTGGATTGCGTACTTGTCTGCTGAGGCGTGGATTGCGTACTTGTCTTCTGAGGCGTGGATTGCGTACTTGTCTGCTGAGGAGTGGATTGCGTACTTGTCTGTGTCGTCGGATTGCTTGATTGTTGTGCAGTAGATTGCATATATGAATTCCATCTTTGCTGTCCAGATGGTTGATGCAATGGCAAAATCGTTAGTTGATTCAAAGGTGGATTCAAAGGCCGATTCTGTGACAAATTCGGATTCAAACACATTTGTTGATTCGGGAATACTTGCCCCGACATGCATTTATCGGCCTCGCCAATTTCGACACATCCCCGCTTATTTTGGTATTCCCCCACTAAACACCATGCCGATTTATTGGCCGAAATCGGCTTTTGTATTGGACTTGCGCCATTGTCGTATTCCGGAAGTCGTATCGAATTCGGAATACGGGCATCATTAATGGTAATATCTAATTCGGTCGGGCCCACTGTGCCCGGATTCGGCCGATTTTCCAGCAAATTACCAACTGAATGGACAGTTCCACCGGCAATATCAATGCCCGTTTTGGCCACACCCGTCGCCAAATCAGCGGAAGCGTTAATGGCCGTTCCCGTAATATTACCAAACAAACGAAGGATATTCTCGATTAGCGGGCCGATATAATATCGCACATTTTCCAAGACATTGCCAAATATATTCAACAAATTTATGCCTAAAATAGACAATAACAACAAAACGGCCAAAATGACAACGGCCATATTTTGTATAGTAAATAAGCCGCCTGCGGGTAAATTCCCCATATTTATTATATTGCCCTGCGGGACTTGTGCCGGAGGCGGTGCCTGTACAGGAGGTACTTCGGGATTCATCGTTATAATATACTATATATTATATAAATACAAAACCTAATAAATGGACTTCATTTAACACATTAATAATGGCGTCATCGATAGAGCAAGATTGCATCAATTTATATACTCTCCAACTAAATGGAGGCAAATATTTCGTCCATGTTCAGCCCGGTCACGGCGACCAATCCGACCAAGAAATCATAGACACCTGTACCCAATTATACGATTTCGTCCGGGGAAATCTGCCCGCGCATATAGTCGACACGGTGAATTATATTGACCCCATACAAATCGACCGATATGTGATACAATTAATGTCGGTACACGGCGTAGACAATGTCCGTGGTGGGTCATACGAAGAACCGACATTGCCCGATTATATGGAGAAATCGGCACTGGCTCAGCTCGATACGGTTATAAATCTGGTTCATAATGTAAATGTGCGTATGGACCGGCAAAACGCCGACGCACCCATTCGGCCGCGTCTCACCGTTACGGCGGAACATTATGCCGCATTCAAATTCTTTACCTATAAGAATAAATCCTATACATTCAATCGGGAATATCTAAGACACGAAATCGCGTGGTTATTTGACCATATTGACGCCGTTTGTTATAACACTAAATACAACATCCGGACACATATATCTGGTGAAACGGGGGGCATTATACAACAAAAATACCGGCAATTGACGATTTATTTGCGGGAATTACCCCGATTTTATCTGAACACAATTTCGGAAACGGGAGAGGCGCTTAATCCGTCGGTCGAATCGAGAGAATTGAGCGTTTATTTGTATAATCCGGAGCTCATCTTAGACGCTTTTGTTTATAACACGACGGTCGACCAAAGTACGATTGAAAAAGCGCGCCCCATAATAGACCAATACCAAGAATTGATATGGGATATATATTGCACCGTTTGCAACTATATATCCGAAATTGAGTTTATATATTACAACCAATGAGTACATTTAGTGACATGTCTTTGGATATTTTTTTATCCCCGTCCCCGTCGCATTGCATTATTGACACCATCTATATTTTTTTGTATAGTATCTCTAGCTGCTGCTACAGCATTAGTCGCACTTCTCGCCACTACTCCTGGTGCGTTGACAATTGTTTCACCCATCCCTATAGCTGCATTTTTAATTGTCGATGGTAAATTATTGTCTCTAATAACACTGCTTTCATTAAAAAATTTTGCGGTTCCTTTTTTTGCTTCTAATTCTGCCTTATTTTTTTTATCCGCAGCAACAATGTCCGAGCTTGTCTGACGTGCCAATTCTTCTGGTGTCATCTTTTGTTTTTGTCGACGCGCTTCTGCATCTACTACCTCCTTGTCCTTTTGTTCTTGTTTTTCCTGTGCGGATAATTCTGTTTTTGCAAAGGGATTCATCGCACCTAACGACTTGATAAAACCATTTGAACCGCTTTTTGACTTTCCCGAAGTGGATGCATCTATCATTTTCAATGCCGCATCTACCGTTTTATTCGACTTAATCGATATAAAACCCACAATGTAGAATGCAATCATACACAATGCTGCGGTAGAAAATTGCTGTGCCCCCGCAGTATATCCATATATACCCAGTGCTAGTGCAAGCGCGAGTACAACAACCGATATGAAATCAGTGCCAGTATATGGGCCATCCCCATTTATTTCTTGTATCAATACTTTAGAAAAAAATCCACCCAAACTTTTGACCATTTCGTATAGTGGATTTGCCACTATAAATACAATACAACCCATAATTAGGGCAAATGAGACAAGGGACATGGATGTGACAAATTTGTACATTTTTTCGTCACTATTTAGCGTGCTCGATATAGGCAATTCGTATGTGTTTACCATATCGGTCTCGACGTCTATAATTTCGCAATCCATTATATCACCCGCGGCGTCTGCATTTTTCACAGATAAACCGCTTATTTGATTTCCATCGCTGTCCACCACGTCAAACCCCTCTTTAACGCCTTTTCCCGGATTCGTCACTGACGGCGTTTGTTTGGCTAAACCCGGCACCGTTATATCAAATAATGGGGTCGTCTTAGAGAAATTCGACAAATCGGTCTGAATTGGTATGACGCTGGTATTTAGGATGACGGTAGTAAGTGGATTCATCGTATCATTATAGACTATGAGTTTGGGTGAAGAATCGATATATTTGTTTATCTCTAAAGTAGTATTATAATCCTTATTTCGCACAAATCCGTCAATGTCCGTATAGGGTACACTTGCCTGGGTTTTCAATAGAAAACAGGTATAACACGTATTCTTAGTAGTAAGTGATTTATTTTCGACGACTAGTTCGCCGTCATAGTCGATTCCCGACAACGAGTGCAGTCGGCCGAATATAAAGGCGCGTTTTGCCTGGTAATTCTCTGGGACGGTTTTCAATGAAACCAGATTGGGTTTATTTACACTTCCGGTGAAGTTGGCATATAAATATTTATTATTGTCCGAATCGGCTGACCCCTGAATAGTTTGCAGCGGTATTTCATAATAATTGAATTTATAATCTTGTGAATTCGTTGAATTATATGACATGTATAATTTAACGTGAGATATTTTGCTTACGTTTTATCGTTCGTCGGCGTTTGGGTCCTGTTCCGCCGACCGTTTCATCTGGAACGTCGGGTCTTTTATCTGGAATTCCCATTAATGGGGCATCATCGCGTTCTTTATATACACCCTGTTGCTGTCCTTTAGGGTCTAATACAACTGCTCTATTCGCATCAACCAATTTTATATTGTATTCATTATTGGTTTGCGTTTCACCATCATCACTTGAATTATCTGAATCCGTTCCATTCCTTGATGTCGTGTCTCCTGTAACCGTCGTACCCGTTGTAGCCGTCGTACCCGTCGTACCCGTTGTAGCCGTTGTACCCGTTGTACCCGTTGTAGCCGTCGTACCCGTCGTACCCGTTGTACCCGTTGTAGCCGTCGTACCCGTTGTACCCGTCGTACCCGTCGTACCCGTTGTACCTGTTGTAGCCGTTGTAGCCGTTGTACCCGTTGTACCCGTTGTAGCCGTTGTACCCGTCGTACCCGTTGTACCTGTTGTAGCTGTTGTAGCCGTTGTACCTGTTGTACCTGTTGTACCCGTTGTACCCGTTGTACCAGTTATACCAAGTATTATACCTGATATAGAAACAATCGAAGATAAAATCGGAGGAGGAACAGGTGGTAAAACGGGTAAAGGAACAGGTGGTAAAACGGGTGAAGGAACAGGTGGTAAAACGGGTGGAAAATTTAATATAATATCATCAATAGCAGTTATATGTGATATAATTGGGTCATTCGGGGATGGTATACTTATACCAATATTACTGGTTGAAACTGGTGAACCTGGTGAAGTTGGTGAATCTGGTGTGTTAAGGGTATATGAATCCTTTTTAGGAAGACGTATAGGATGCGGGTTTATTTGCGATATAACTCCTGCGGTTCCAATTGGAATATCATCATCGTCGCTGGAATCACTTTTGTCGTCTTCGTCTCCTCCTTCTCCTTCGTCTCCTTCGTCTCCTTTTCCGTCGTCGTCTCCTGTTTTTGTTTCAGTCACTCCATTCACATCTTCTCCATCAATACCATATATTTCATGAAGTTTAGTAAAAATATTCTTTGTTATTTCCAATATTTTATCGTTCTCATCCATTTAATATATACACATATAAATCCTTTATATTTATATGTTTCGAAAATGCACTAAATGTTTGCTGGTTTAGACATTGAATTTCACTACTATTTGCACCGTTTCTTTCTTAATACATTTGCATGCCGATATAGACAACTCTTCTCGCTTTTTGCGTGTTTTTCCATTGACATCATTCACTTGCGGAACATCGTCCAATGAAATCCGTTTTTTCGATGTACTATTGCGCGCATTCATATCATTCTCGATAGAATCGTAATTTGCCTCAATATAGTGTATAATATCGTTTTCAATTGCCCATTTGAAGAAATTCAGTTGCCCAATCGTGGTTTCCATATAGCTACTCTCATCATACGGAATAGTAATACGTTCCCATCGGCAAAAGGGGTCGAACCGTTTCTTAGAATATGCCTTTAATTTCAATTTATAGTCATTATAGACCTTTAGGCGATTCATAGTGTTCGGTGACGATGCCGACGGGATTTCATATACAGTATAATATTTCTTAGCATAATTCGTAACAAACCAATCGACAATGCGAAGTGAAATCTTGGATTCACCGTTGATAATACGCATCATTTTATTGAGGTTCTCGTGGTTCTTATAGAATTCCAATAGATTCTTCATTAATAGGTCATTTTGGGTATTGAGAAGGGTGGAATGATACATTGTGGAATAGAGTAAAATCGCGATTCTTTTTATATGTTTTATCTTAGGATAGATTTATAGGGTTTATTGGACTTGGACTCGGTCCTGACAAAGGCATTCCCCAACATCCATTGGATAAAATGACGACGACGATTAGGGTATCGCTCCCCTTTGACATAAATGAATCCTATACCTATTTTGTATTTTTGAGAATAGGCTTTTGCTTCCAGAGGGATACGAATGCCCTGATTCCGTTTTCCAAGCCCGATAAAACCATCATTGTCGGAAACCGGACTCGAGGAATGGAATTGTAATATTCGCGACCCTTTTTGGAATGGGGGTGGAGGTATGGTGACGGGCTGTTCAATATAGTTGCTATATTCGGGTTTGTCTTCGGCATTCATTCCATTGTGCTCTATAATAAGGTCCTTCTTAGTAATATAGTCGAAATTGCGTTGCATGTTTACTTATATTATAGGTAATATATTAGAGTGTTCAAATGTTATAAATGGGGTGTATTATACACCACATTTATTTATGAGATTTTATTCAATTTTTTGTATTGCGCTTAGTTACTGTAAGCAACACCGGCCATACCACTCATCACACGCAGAACGTTGTAGTTGACGGCATAGACTCGGACCTTGGCAGTGTTGACACTGCCAACGGTGGCGGACGACAGAACAAGCTGTAGGACGGCGTTGTCAATGCGCGAGAAGTTGCACGAGCCTGATGGCTGGTGCTCCTCAGGGCGAAGGGCGAAGGAGTACACGTTGATGCCAGTATCCGGGGCACGGGTGTGGTGCTGGAATGGCTGGACAACGTCGAAGTAGGAGCCCTCGCGCTCAGAGAAGCGGTCCTGGCCGTTCAGCTGCAACTTGGCAGTGACGACAGGGTTCTCGCCCCAGCAGTGCATGTCCAAGGCAGTCTCGGCAAGCACGAAGGTGCCGGCATCAGACACGAAGGAGCCATATTCCCGGGTGCCGGCTTGAGGACCGAAGACAACATTGTCGGAACCAGTCCAGTCACCAGCATGGGTAGTAGCGTCAATGGCACCTGGCAGCTGGAACAGACCAGCGGAGGTGATGAAGACATTGTCGTTTTCTTTCGCCGACACTTCATTGGGTCCGCCGAAAGCGTGGACGGCAGGAGGAAGAGCATCAATAGCATCGGTGTAGTTGAATGGCTGAGCACCAAGGGTCTTGTACAGGGTGGCACCGCCCTGAAGGGAAGAGCAGTAGTCAACATTGGAATCAGGCTGGACAACCCAGATAAGCTCCTTGACCGGGTGGTTGAAGTTGAGCTTAATCTTGTTGGAGGAGGAACCGACCGACTCGTCACCAGTGAACTGAAGCTGCTCAATTAGGTACTCATGGGGGTTCTGGGCCATCTTTCTGCGCTCATCCGTATCCAAGAAGATATAGTCGACGTAGAGGGAAGCGGCAACAAGGGATTGCTGGTAAGCCTGGGTGACAGACACAGTAGCACCGGTGTTGTCATTCAGGGTGCCAACGGCCCACAAGCACTCACCAATAGGGCGGATGTCAAGGTTAATCTTGACCTCGTGGTATTGAAGAGCAATCAAAGGAAGGGCAAGTCCAGGGTTGCGGTTGAACCAGAACTGAAGAGGAATGTAAAGGGTGGTCTCAGGAAGGGCGTTTCTTGGGGCACACACCTGGGAAGGTCCACCGGCAGCAGAGCAAGGTCCGGAGACATTGGCAAAGTTGGGGTCGATGATGTAGGTAAGCTGGGTGGTGTTGCCAATCAGCTTGAAGTAGCCGCGCTGTTGCTCGGCACTGATAGTGACCTGGTTCCAGATGTGGAGCCAATCACCGTATTGACGGTCAATGCGCTGTCCACCAATCTCAACCTCAACCATGGAAATCAGCTGCTCGCCAATGTAGTTCAACCAGCGGGCATAGACATCCTTGCCAGTAGCAGCCATACTCTGGTTAATCTCAGGAAGAGTCACCTGAAGGTAAGTTCGGTAGCATAAATCACCGTTGCGGCTGATGGTGCAGGTGACACGGCGACCGAAGTCGGCCTGGCCGGAGAAGGTCTGCTCGATACTCTCCATGGCGAAGTTGGTGTGGCGCCTGTAAGAAACCTTCCAGAAGGTAATCTCAGGGGTGCCGGTAAGAAAGACGTCTTGAGCGCCGTAAGCGACTAGTTGCATTAGAGCTCCTCCCATTTTTAGTTATATACTAGAAAAAGAAAATATTTTCGGAAGAAATGGCTAAATTCTTTTTTCCCAAAATAATAAGGTTGAAATTTGAAAATTGAAAAAACAGTCACCGAATTACTAAGATGTCCGCGGTAAAATACAATCTTCCCCAATACTCGCATTTTCTAAGACAAATTGCTCTAAATAGTTTTCCATGAGAACCTCTTTCCGATTTTCGTGTTTCTTAGTAAACACATAGGAATCGTCCCTCTTCTTTATTGACCATCCTTTCTCTAAAGCACTCATAATAAACAGCATCTTTTGCAATTTCGCCTTTGATATATCCGAAAGATTCATATACAATCCCCTATTATTTATTCTAAATAACCCACACGAAACGAGATAGAACGCCCCTCCCCCTCCCACCCTTCGTCTCCTCCCCCCTTTGGCAGTTATATATACGACCACAAATATATATAAAAAAAGGGGAGCAATATTGTTAAATGTATCAATATAAAAAAACGGCCGGTGCCGGTGTCAATCCCAAGGCTTTGCAGACCCATTCCCCCAATACAATCGATGAAAAACACAGTGAGTTATTAGCACAATATCATCACAATCGCGAAGTCGTACTGCCCCAATTAATGACGGAGATAGAAAGTCTCAAAAAAACGGCTAAATCATTGAAGGACAACCAAATCGAAGAATATATGGATATTCGCGATAAGATTATTGTCAAAATGGCTAAAATCAAAGAAATCAAACGCGAGAAGAAGCGCTATTTGATGGACAATTCCCAGTATATTTTCGATTATTTCGAGCATAAAAAGGATATTTCGACGGGGGGCGGAAAACAGAATACCGATACACTAAACACGTTTTTCAAGATTCGGACTAAGACGGGTGAAGACGGTACTATTGCAAGTGACAAATATAGTGCGTCGAAGAAACTATATCAAAATTATTGGAAAAATGTGAATGGGGATTTGGTAAATATCCAAGATTATGTAGTGGCGGCGAACATTTGCGAGAGGTGTGGTCGGGGCGAGCTAATCCATCAGGACGAGGAGGGAATTATGATATGTAATAATTCGAAATGCGGGGTATTCATTACGTATATACTCGACAGCTCGAAACCGTCGAATAAGGAGCCACCCAACGAGGTTTCCTATACCGCCTATATTCGCCTAAATCATTTCAAGGAGATATTGTCGCAATTCCAGGCGAAGGAAACGACGCGGATTCCCCCCGAAGTGATTGAGAATATCCGGCAGCGTATTATCAAAGAGCGTATTACCGATATGCGGCTAATTAACTATGATAAAATGCGGGAAATCTTGCGTAAATTGGGTTATAACAAGTATTTCGAGCATATCCAATACATCAATTCTATCTTTGGCATTAAGCCGCCGATTATGAATGAGGAATTGCACGAAACGCTGTGTGTGCTTTTTATCGAGATACAGAAACCGTGGGCGGTTCATTGTCCGGCAAATCGGACGAATTTCTTCAATTATACCTATACCCTTCATCAGTTGTGTGTATTACTGGACCAGACGCAATATTTGCCGTATATTCCGATGATGAAGGACCGAGAGAAACAATTGGACCAAGATATGATATGGAAGAAGGTGTGCAATGATTTGGATTGGGAGTTTTTTCCTACGGTATAGTACATCTATCGTCTTATCCTACGGATTGACTATCGTCTTATCCTACGGTATAGTACAACTATCGTCTTATCCTACGGTATAGTACAACTATCGTCTTATCCTACGGTATAGTACATCTATGTAAAGGTCCGAGCGACATACCTGAAAATAAATTTCAGGTATATCAAAGATTCTATATAAATATGCCTAAATGTCTAAATGTCTAAATGCCTAAATGTCTAAATGTCTAAATGCCTAAAGTCCTCCGGGGAATCCGACCAGATTGGCACCAATACCGAATCCGGCACCACCTCTGGCACTCTGGCCCATCGATGGAACAAAGACATCCAACACACTAAAAGTGGCGGCAGCAGTCAACGCAATAATAACGACTTCCTCGACATTAAGCGATTTCTTAGGAATGGCATAGGCCGCAATGGCAACCATGATGCCTTCAATGATGTACTTGATGGCACGCTTGATTAACTCGCTGAAATCGAAGCTCGACATTTTATATAATACATAAATATAAAATAATCCAGGCAATCATATACCTAAATATATTTAGTCAAAAATACACTTAAACATTCCAACTATAAAATAACTATAATGCCCGGTTTTGAAAGAAAGATGAAGAAGAACGGTGAGCCCAATCCCAAATACATCGACTTGTGCGATGAAGACACGCCGATTGCCGGACAGAAGTTCGCCTGCATGTCGTTTGTATCGCCGGAAAAGGTGCTAAAGAAGCGGGAGCTCTATCTATTTGAGCAATTTGTGAAACAATGGGATATGACTAAATCCACCGAAAAGTTCTTCGAATTCCTAAATTTCGTTTCTTTCAAATACAACCTAAATGTAGAGAATGTATTGGCCGATTTTGGCGACTTTGTCAAGGAGGAAGAGCCGAAATTGAAGGCGGCGGCGGCCATTGAGGACGATTATAAGAATTTCATGGATAAAAACGAAGAACGCCTAAATACCCAATTCAATCGCGAAAACGGATTCCAGACCTCGACTCGGGGTCTCAAAATCCGCGGCGTCTTCCCAACCCAGGAAGAGGCGGAAATCAAGTGCAAGAAGCTGCGCGAATCCGACCCCAATCACGATATTTATGTCGGTCCAGTCGGCATTTGGATTCCGTGGGACCCCGATGCCTATAAGACGGGTCGCGTCGAGTTTATGGAAGAAGAGCTCAATCAACTGCACTCCGAGAAAATCAAGAACGAGGCCCGGGCGAAGCAGGAGTTTGAGAATCGCGTTAAGGAGACTAAGCGCAAGGCGATTGAAGACAATATCAAGTTGGCGGAGAAGAGCGGCAACAAGCTGACGCAGACCATTGACGAGGAGGGCAATCTCATCGGTGTCAAGGAAACCGTCGATTTCGACAGTCGCGAGCCCGTCGAAGCCGCGGATATGCGCAACGAACTCTTTATCGAAAGTGTAAGGGCGAAGGAAAGGGAAAAGGAAAAGCTGACAGAAAAGGAGGACTAAACCTGCACGAACCTACTAAGAATATGAAATTTTATTCTGTATAATATTTCATAAAACTGATTCATTTTAGTAATAAATATAATCCACCATAATAAGATGGCGGGATACAAATGCGAAAAATGCACCGAGACATTCAAACAAAAGAGGCAATACAATTCACATACAAATCAATGTATAGGGCTAAACGCGTCGGACCGCCGATTCACCCCGCCGAAACCCTTTTTGAAATGGGTCGGTGGGAAGACGCAAATCATCGACACCGTTCTGGCCCATTTTCCAAGAGAAATGAATAATTATCACGAACCATTCTTAGGTGGCGGAAGTGTTCTCCTCGCACTCCTGGCTAAAAGGGCGGCCGGATTAATACGTATTACCGGCAACATTTGGGCCAGCGATATAAACCCCACCCTCATTGGACTATATCAAAATATTCAGCGGCACCCCGACGCACTCATTGCCGAGATGAAACGACTGACCGATGTCTTTGTCGAATGTAAGGGTACGGTGATAAATCGCAAAGCGACCACGTTAGACGAAGCGACAACGTCCCCCGAATCGTACTATTACTGGATTAGGTCGAAATTCAACGCATTGCCAGCGGAAGACAGGGTGACGATTCCGGCATCCGCAATGATGTTGTTTATGAATAAAACGTGTTTTCGCGGAGTGTATCGCGAGGGTCCGAATGGCTTCAATGTCCCCTATGGAAACTACAAGAATCCAGGCATCTTAGACGAGGCGCATATACAAACCATTTCGACCTTGATTCGCGATGTCATATTCACGGCCATTCCATTTAGCGAATCATTGTCTATGGTTGAATCGGGGGATTTCGTTTATATGGACCCGCCGTATGCGCCCCGGGATGCCAATTCGTTCGTCTCCTATACATCGGACGGATTCGACCGGGAAAGTCACGACGCCCTGTTTGCCCTATGTCACACCATGACTTCGCGGAATACACATTTACTATTAAGTAATGCCGATGTAAAAATGGTAAGGGACGCTTTTCCCGAACCCGAATATATTACAACCACGGTAAGTTGTCGCCGGGCAATACATTCCAAGAATCCGGAATCGAGGACAAATGAAGTACTCATTTCGAATCGACTATAAAGACGAATTATGCAGGACCCCCCATAAAATTGAAACACTTTTTTTGGAATGGTCTATAAGCACAACCCAACCCCAAAACCCGCTATATAAACGCAAAATGTCCATGTCCAAAGCTGCTGCCACTCGTGCTATTCGTAGAGAAAGTACCGATACAACTTTATATGAATTGAATGACAATTTCGCTGGAAGAATCGGCGATTCTGATTACGATGAGACCAAACTTGTTCACATCCACCGACGCAACCGTCCGCTGGTATGGTCACACGTTACAATGTTGTCCTTCCTCGACAGTTTATTAAAAGGTTATTATATTCCGCCTATCATTTGCAGCTCATCTTTTCGAAACGGCAATGAGATTCGCGAAGTGATGGATGGCGGCAATCGTATTACAACTATTCGCCGAATACTCGATAATTCCGTCCGCGAATTGACTCCCGAAGAGAGACGTCGCGTCGAGACTAGTAAAATTGCGATTGTCCTCATGTACAATCTGACACCGTGCCAGACCCGCGAAATGTTCTGTCGAATTAATAAGTCATTCAAAGTCACTGACGGTCAACTATACGCCATGTCGGAGGATGATTCGCCGCTCGTCTGCGAGGCCATTGCCTTATTGGAAGACGACGCGTACCCCCTACGCGAGATGATTACCCTTTGTTTCTTCGACACACGCAACAACGACGATGCTAAGCGTCGTAATTTGGCGAATGCTGTGGCCATGATTTCCGGTATTACCCATGGCCCAAAATACATTACCACCAAATTTTCGCGCCAAGAAGAACACGTGGAAAACCCTGCACCAATTGACCGAGAGCGCATTGTGGCGGTCCTTAGCCAGGCATTTCATATCTTCAGAGAAGCGGATACATGTGAAACCAAGGCCCCGTCAAAGGCGGTCAAGAAGGCGCGGTTCAATATTGAACGTTATTTGGCCCCAATCATATATGATATTTTGACAGTCGAGCCCGATGATATTCTCGCCATCCAGGAGAAATGGGTCGATTATATCGGCCTTGTTCGCAACCAATCGTTCGGCGCATCCGATGCCATGAAAGTTCCAGGTAAGAGTAAGATGAATGCGGATACATGGAAGCGTATCTCATACAAGGTGTTTCACTACGTGAAGGGCGGACCGGAATACCCCTCTCTTACACACGATTACCTACTTAAGGATATGAAATACTACCTCCCGACATCCGAGACAGATGTCAAAGATGAGGATGAGGACGAGGAGAACGAGGAAGAGGTCGATGAGGATATATAATTCGACATATAAATATAGATATAGTGATTACACCGACTAAAAATAAAAATGAGACAAAAACAGATGTAATTTATTAATGTATAGTAATATAGATTATTTATTGTAAAATAATAGTATTTTTATATTCGTCGGACAATATCAATAAATGAAGCTAAAACACCGCACCCATCCGTCGATTATTTAGTAACTTTCAAATGTGTAAAAATTGAGAAATAATATTCTATTTTATATTCATAATGGATTTGATTATAGGTATTTTTTGTAATTATGGTTCTAATTTAAAATTACAAAAAGGCGGGTTATATTATTTTTTAAAGTCTCTTAGAAAAGTCAATAATATATGTAAAGTCAAGATATTATGTAGACAAATTGATATAGTTCCTGAATTAACCAGTTTTTGCCAATTAATGAATGTCGAATTATTACCATCTATACCATATCATCTACAAAAATCGCATGAGTTTCAAATATATAGATACTTTCATATTTACAATATGCTTATTAATGATAATATAAAATATGATAAAATTTTGATTAGTGACTTGGTAGATGTTATTTTTCAAGAAAACCCATTTAGTTTTAAAATAGAAAACGGTTTATATGCAGCAGCCGAGCAAAATATATTAAGCGATACTTCAAATTCATCTAGTCTTATAAATATGCATTGGATAACTCAATACAATAATTTAAAGGGTTTAAATTATGAAAATTTTGATAATAAATATGTAATATGTTGTGGAACTATAATTGGTTTTTATGAAAATATAATAGACTATTTAAAATTTTATAATTCCGTCAATTTAAATTTTAATAATGACCAAGCAGTAATTAATATTTACATTTATAATTTTAATAAACACCTAATTCCGGTAGATTATGATAAATCAAAAATATTAACTCTAGATAAAATAAACTTTGATAATTTAAAATTAAATGAAAAGGGTCAAATTGTAAATAAAAATAATGAATTATACTCTATTATTCACCAAATAGATAGATGTAATTTACCATATATGTTAAACTTGGTAGAAAATATGTAATAAAGTGTAAAGACAATACGTCGATAGATTTCCATGCACCACACATACAAAATCCATATACATATTTATACCAACGAATAATTCAATCCGCACCATAGATGGGGGTTTGAATTATTTATCTGTATTACCCACCAAAGATAAAACCGCATAGGGTGTGGTTTTACACCGATGAAGAATTGTATAGGACACCCCCATAAAATTGAAACACTTTTTTTGGAATGGTCTATAAGCACAACCCAACCCCAAAACCCGCTATATAAATCAAAATGTTGAGAGCTTCCACTGGACGCAATATTCGCACAGAAAATATCAATATTACTTTAGGTCAATTAAATGACGATTTTGCCGGAAGAATTGGTTCCGCCGATTACGACCCGACCAAGCTTATCCACATCCATCGACGCAATCGTGCCTATGTGTGGAACGGCGATATGCAGGACTCCCTTTTGGACAGCGCGATAAGAGGGTATTATATTCCCCCCATTATTTGCACCTCGTCCATCCGGGATGGCGTCGAGCGCCGCGAAGTCATGGAGGGCGGGAATCGTATTACAACCATCCGTCGTATTCTGAATGACGAAGTCCGCGAATTGACGCCAGCTGAAAGGCGCCTTGTCGATACGCACCCTATAACGGTGGTCGTCATGCAAAATTTGACACCAAAGGAGACGCGTGTCATGTTTCGCCGTCTCAACAAGTGCGTCAAAGTCACGGATGGACAACTATACGCCATGTCAGAGGAGGATTCGCCGCTCGTACGCGAGGCCATTTCCCTATTGGATGACTCGGATTACCCCCTTCGCGAGCTAATTACCGAATGCTTCTTCGACACCCGCCAAAAGGACAAGCCAAGTCGCCGCAATTTGGAGAATGCCGTGGCGATGATTTCCGGTGCACTCTATGGTCCGCAATATATTACCAGTTCGTTTTCCCGTCAAGAAGAGCATGTGGAAGCACAGGACCCGATTGACCGAGAGCGCATCGTCACTATTCTCACTCAGGTGTTCGGCGTGTTTCGCGAAGCAGATAGTAGGGTCAAACCCCCCTCTAAATGCATCAAGAAGAGCCAATTCAACATCGGTCGCTATTTGGGCGCTATTCTATACGACGTCCTCATGAATCAGGACGACCCGGAAGCGATTGACCGAGTACATCGGAAATGGGTCCAGTATTTATTCAAGGTAAGGTCGAATGTATTGTATGCATCGGAGGCGATTGTCGTTCCGGGTGCGCAGAACATCAACACGGACAGGTTGAAGCGCGTGAGTGTCAAAGTACAGACATATTTGACAAGTAACCGCATTATGACCAAGGACGAACTCAGTTTGGTCCATCACGTAGACCATGCCCACCGCGAAGACGACTCTTCCGATTCCGATGACGAGTATGAAACGTCCTCCGAAAATGACGAAGAAGACGCCTAAATATACGCGTTCCAGATTAGTATAGATGATTTATTGTAAAATTGAAATACTTTTTTACGTTAAACCATATAACAATACCCCCGTCCACTATAATATGTCCGAATTGAACCCTATTGAGAATACATCATATGATGAAGATGAATTGGCCGCATCTATTTATGCGTTACGACCAAGACAAGAATGCGAGGCTCCGACGAAGTCGGAGCCCGTTCCCAAGATACAAATATCGCCCGTCGCCGTCCCACCGTCTAAGCTCCCCCGCATGCCGGAATGGGTGCCCTATTGCGCCCCGGAGCCGCGCATCAAGACCAACCATTGGTTCGTTTCTAAGATTGGGGACCGCGGCGAACTATTTAGCGCAATACACGATTTCTTAGACAACTATCGAAAACCATGCAAATATACCAAGAATTGCCTTGCGCCCCATTTCACTATTATGGCGCCATACAATGCATTCATCCGCATTTATTCTACATTCAATTCTGACACACTAGTGAAAGGATTAATCGTCGAAATGGAGCTATATGAGGGCGGATACAACCTCCCATTCTTAGACATATACGACGAACTCCGTAAAAGACTACAATAATGTGGGTTTAGTATAGCCACATTATTTGCGATTTCGGCGCGTTTTGCGTCCATATTTGCAATACTGTTTCTGCGAGAAACCTTTAGGACGTTTACAATTGATACTGCTTTTGTATTTAGCTGACCAGCGCCGACGTTTTACGGTTGCCATATAGATATATATTACCACTTTGTTTTTTTCACGTTGATTGTCGGTCCACTCTTCCGCTTCGATTTGCTGGGGTCGTAGGCCTCGTCCTCGTCATCGGACCCCATATTCTTAGATATTTCCCAGAATTCTTTGGACCCCAGCTTGAAATCGGGATGACTCTCCGCCTTGTACCAAAAAATCTGGTCATTCAGTTTATTGGATTTGGCGTTGTTATTTATGACTAAACATTCGTAGTTTTCGGTGGTTTGGTCCATGACCGAATTGAAGGATTCGAGCGTGGGAAACATAGAGGCATAATTCTCCCAGATGCGTTTTCGGTTGGTCATATAGGGTTCGCGCAATATAAAGACGTAATCGATATTGGTACGCAGATTGGGTGGAATACCGAGTGGATATTGCATGGTAATAATGAGCATGACCTTCCAATGGCGGCCGTTCATGAAAAGAAGGCGCATCATTTTATCGCGGGTCCAGGTTTGGTCATATAAACAATCGTCTAAAATAACAAAGGTGCGGGGGTCAATTGTACTACGTCGGGAGACTTCCATTTCCTTGGCGACCTGTTTTAAGACAGCCTTTTGCCGTCTTAGAATATTCTCAATTAGGACAGTATTATATTCTTCGTGAATAAAGAGTTTAGGCACATGACTCGCATAAAATCCGTTTCCGGCTTCTGTTCCCGACATGACCGTACCAATCGGTATATCTTGGTGATAGAAGAGAAGGTCACGCACCAAATACGACTTACCAGTATCACGCCGACCAATCATAACAATGACGGGGCCCTTATTTTCATCGGGTTTGAATGTAATACTTCGCATATCGAATTTCTTTAGCTCTAAAGTCATTTATAATAGACTATAGAAACATTTATTTACGACGGTGCGAACGTTTTTTTGGTTTTTGTGCCCTTTACCTTTATTATTTTGTATAATTTTAATATGGCATTTTCCCACATACACATATTTCGTTCTACATCACAAATCTTTATGTTTAAACTAATTATAACTGAATGGACCCCATCACTGACCAATATGCTAAATTCGCTATAAAGTATCATAAAACAAAGAATCTGGAGCCAGAGCCGGCACTTTTGGGCGACATCGATTCGGTCCAGCAATACAACCCCGTTTTAGGCGATTTATTCGAACTCTCCGAAACCAATTATAACCAGATTTGTTTAAATCACAAATATTTGGTCAAGAATTTAGACGAAGTGGTCGATTTAGAGACAAAGGAGGTACATCGCCGCCCCGTCTTTGTGAAATACTCGCCCCTCTTAGACCCCGTCCGATACATGATTGGGAAATACGAAGCGGACATTGATAAACTCAAGAATCTCCCTACCGTGGTCAACGGCGATAGTACCCATGCTAAGATGGCCCTCGCCAATAATGCATCCTATGTCGACTCTTTTTTCAGTTTTCTCACCAGTCAACTATTGAATCACCACAATTTCAAAAACGGCATCGATTATTATGGCTCTTTTTTGGGCATTCAGGAGGACTTTAGGATGAATATTGAGGACGATTTAGAGTATTTGAATAATTCGAATTTCTTCGTAGAGCACATCGGCAAACGGTTCACTATCGAAAATTTCGAGCCGAGAACGGACTACGCCAACTTCGGCAGTCGTGGCAATAAAAATAAATTGCAATTGAATGTATTAGAAGACAACGGCGAATCCAATGTTGACCTATTATCGGACATCTTAGTCGATACGGCAGAAACCGAAGACACTGAGGATACGATAGAATCCCCCACACCCGTTACGGACTTGGAAATGGTATATGAAAAATCAAAAAAAATTCAAATATTATCAAATGCATCCTATAATTCGGAGTCGACCGGGTCATCCAATAATAGTGAGGTCAACTATAGCAGCGAAGGGGAAGGCAATGAGGAGGGCGAAGACGAAGACGATGAAGATGACGAAGACGACTGGGAAACCGACTCTAACGAATCGGGAACGGAGGATGGCGAAGAAGAGGAGGAGGAGCAGGTAATTGCCCATATAAACAATTTCCCCGTTCAAATGATATGTTTAGAGAAATGCACAGGAACCCTGGACGAACTCTTTGTCCAAGGAATCGTCGACCCCGAAATCGGCGCCAGTGCTCTATTCCAAGTCATCATGTCCCTCCTCTTATACCAAAAAGCATTCCAATTTACCCACAACGATTTACATACAAATAATGTGATGTTTATCAACACCGACCAAGAATTCTTAGAATATTGCTATAACAATAAATACTATCGGGTTCCTACCTATGGTCGTATATTCAAAATCATCGATTTCGGTAGGGGGATATACAAGTTCGCTGGCAAACAGTTTTGCAGCGACAGTTTTGCCCCGGGGGGTGACGCATCTACCCAATACAATTTCGAACCCTTTTTTAATCGCCGAAAACCCCGGTTAGAGCCCAATTATGCCTTTGATTTGTGCCGTTTAGGTTGCTCCATATACGATTTTATTATCGAAGAGGGAATGCCGGTGAAGGAAATGGACGATTTCCAAAGAACGATAAACCGATGGTGTTTAGACGATAATGGAAAAAATGTGCTATACAAATCAAATGGGGAGGAGAGATACCCCAATTTCAAGTTGTATAAGATGATTGCGCGTACGACCCATGAGCATACGCCGGAGGCGCAATTGAACTTCCCCTTCTTTAGCCAATTCGAAACAGCGGATGTCTTAGACGGATGCATGAATATTGACCGAATTCCTGTGTATTCTGGACGATAAATTCTTGTAAATATATATAATGCCCTTATCTAGTAGGCGAAGAAAAACCGTTGGTCGCCGATATAAGAAACGAACGCCCTCGCGAAAACAAAGAAAATCCGTAGCAAAAAGGAGGTATAATTCAAGACGTGGACTATCAAGGCGCAATATTGGTATGCAATACCAAGAGCGTCCACCTTATCCCCCTCAACCACCGGTCCAGCCATACCCTCCTCAACAACAAGGTCAGCCATACCCCCCTCAACCACAGGTGGTGGAAATAAAACCTAACGGAATAGGTGCAAATATCGCAGAAGGTGCCGGACTCGGACTTGGATTTGGAGTAGGCGATGCGGCTGGTAGAGGATTAGTCGAATATGTAGAAGATTTATTTTAAATGAATTGTAATAATGCGTTCAACACGGTACTATATTTATTCCCCGATTTATTATTAGGATGGAAAATATTATCATCATTTCCCTTTTAACCACCTTTGTCTTTACTTTAGTCAAAATCGTTATAATGAAATACGTCGACAAAGAAATGAAACCCCTCAAATTCTTAGTAAAAGACGCCATTATTGTCTTCTTATCTGCGTGTGCGGCCACGTTTGCCTTCTATCATCTGAACGGCAATATATCGCAACTCCTCAATGTCATAACCGATACAAAGACCATTCCAGTGCCAGGTACGGCCGAAATATTTACGGATACGCCGGGATTCTAATCCGCTGATTTCGATATTATAGATTTTCTATATAATATCGACCATACCAAGAGTTACATTATAGTAGCTCTTCAAATTCCAGCAGAGGAACATCCGATAAAGATTGGTCCGTTTTCCCCATATCCATTATACCAAGACTCGACAAATCGACCGCGTCGGTATGGATTTTGATGCGGTCCTCCATATCTTCCGCTTCCTCTTCCAGTTTCCTCTGTATGGCCCGGGAAGCACTGATTTCCTCCAGGCGTTCAATCGTCTTGGGTGCTTCGACGGTCTCCTTCTCGTCCAGTCCATTTAGCACCGCATCGTAATCGTTGAATGTGAGCCGGGTCACGACATTCTCATTGTCGATGTTTTGTATAGCGGGAACCACGGCGGGCGGTTTCTCATCCGCCGGTTCGGGGAAAAGGTCGGACTCTTTCTTTTCGGTGTCATCCGAGGCCAATCCATCCGCACCATCTTTGTTTTCTTCAGAACCGGTATTGTCGAGGGTCTCTATACGAACATCTTCCTCGTGCTCCACCGTTTCATCCATATAGGCCCGAATAATGGCCTCGGTCGGAATACTTTCGCGAATGGTGGTCAATATACATTCTTGGATAATGACCTCTAATTCGCGCCCATTCTTCTGTATTTGCAGTGGCGAGATATTCTTCTCAAACAAATAGACATTCATATAGACCTTTCGCGCGACATGGATATACACCTTGTGGATGAAATGGTCCAAGTTCGGAATCGCAATATCGATTTGCTTTTGCTTATTACCCACGCGTATCGAAGTGAGCACCTTGAGTTGTATTACATGAACACACGTAATCAAATCTTCTAAATAGTTGCATCCACTGCGTTCGATAATTCGCTTGCGCTCTTCTTCGACGATAATGGCATTCCATTTAGGCACCCTCGACAACAAATTCTGGAATGTCATCAAGTATTTGCCGGCCTCGTTATTGTCTAAACACATCTTCCAGGCTTCGTTGAAAATGGAGGTAATACCTTCATTTACCAAGGGGGCGAAAATACTGACAAGACGGCTCGACCATTCGTTGCTGGCCTCGCGCAAATTGGAAATAACGAAATCGTCCATTAAATAAAGAATCGCGCGTTTTTTATTTAATTAGATAAACGCATCCAATGCCAGAATCAAATACAACATCAGCAACTTCTCGCTCCGGTATTCCGATTTGATTTTCTGGAATGTTATTCCGACGCGCGCTCGTTCCAGTTCGCCAATCTCCGCAGATTCCCGTATGGCCGCCATCAAATCCAGGCACGAATATCCCCGGTCATACGCATCATTGCATATATCGACAATCTTAGCATAATCCGGTTTATCGCGTAATAACGCCGCCAATATCGACGCCATTACTTGCCGGCGCCCCGAATCGTATTCGAATGTATATTTCTGCCGGATGGCGCGTTGATGCAAATTGGCGAGGTGGCCATCGACCATATATTCTGGTACATGGATTTCGCAAAACCGGGACAAGATAGGATTTAGCAATTTATGTTTATTTTCGACAATAATGAAAAACCGCGTATTATGGCTAAACAATTCGATACATCGGCGAAGGGCGGATTGGGCGTCCACCGTCAAACTATCGGCATTTAGCAATACAATCGATTTGAACATGACCCCCGAATTGCATTGTATGTTGGTCTTGGCAAAGAATTTGAGGTCTTCGCGGATGAACTTGATGCCCTTGCCGTGGGCGCAATTGACAATCATTGTATTCGTCTTGATTTTGTGTTTATCGCCCGCGTAAATCTGGTTTAGGAATTGATATACCAGGGTCCGCTTCCCCGAGCCCGATGACCCATGAAAAAGAATATGGGGAATCTGTTTATTCATATAGAAGAAATCCAACTTTTCTTGGATATGGGTGTGTAGCACAGACGGGGGTTGCATATATCTATAATATGCCGTCGCCTATTTATATTTATTGCGTTTCATAATATAAAGACGGTCGCGTTTCGGGCACCCTATAATAAGAACTCGACACCGGGTTTGGCGAATTTTTGCAATATCCATTCTGGAAAGGGGACGTGATGAATCCCGCGATTGCCCGATATATGATGCTCTTTACAAAGAACTATCATGTTTTGCGGCGAGTCGACGAATATAGTGGGATTCTTGGAAACAGCGGACCAATTGAACACGTTGCCGATGTTCTCCCCCGTTTGTGGGTTATACAACATCTTAGCGGATTGACCGAATTTTATCCAATCGACGCCGTTTTGACCCGCCCATTCGCAGAAGAAGTGATGGGTTTCCGTTGCAATGCCGTCTTTTTTGTGGGTCTTGCCACATATGAAACATCCCATATCTTTGATATGGCATAATTCGTGATGGGTTTTATTGTAAAGTGTCGAACTGGTCCGCTTCTCATGGTTAGGATAATTGACTGTATAATGGTTGGACATTTTCTTGGGATGGCCCGATGATACATCTGTTTCGAGGTTGATTTCATCCGGATGAACCACACTCGGCAAGCACACCGAGGGTGGTGCAGTGGTCTCAGACCGAGACTCGATTATAGTATAACGAAAACATGAATTACCCATATTGCCTAAATAGTTTCCAATTTCGAATCATCCATTTATATATTCAATTTTACGTACCCTCCGTTTTTTTGACAATCCGCAATTGTTTAGTAAAAACATAGCGTTCATGATACATTGTCCGGCGACTAAGATTGCAACCCAAACAGGCAATTTCGGAATTATCGCAATTATGACCACGGGTATTATCGATACGTTCAATTGTCCATTGGGTACTCTCCCTGACATATTCATATACAACAGAAACGGGCTTTAGGCAATAAAAACAGGTGAGACCGGAATCGTGCAATAATTGTATTACCGTGGCAAAATCGAGGAATTGGGATTCACTATAGATATTCTTAGTAATATCCTGATATTTGTATCCGCCAATCTTGTTGGCAATTTGCTGGCGTATAAAAGGGAGGACGGGATGATTCTCCTCTGAATCCGGGGTATTCATATTAAGGCGTATTTGGTCGATATATTTCAATTGATTTTCATGGTCGAGGTCGGTTTCGCTAAAGGTCCAGCGTCGGTCGGAAGTGACGACGCGCTTTTGAGGGGGTTTCTTTGTTTTCACCTCTTTTTGAGTCGATTTAGGTGGAGGTGGCAATATACATGTCTTCATTATAGATTAATTTATATAATAAATATATAATGGACTCAGAAACTACAGCAACTACAGCAACTGCAGATATTCCTCAAGTATTACCAAAAGAAATAGATGCGAGGGAATATACAGGTCCTATTGTATTTTCTTACCAAGGAGCATTTGGTCCGCCCACATATGGACATTACGTAGCAATGAAGTTGATGGCCTTACAGGTATGTAAAGATTATCCTATTGCATCTAAAATTACTATGTTGTTTATGCCAACGCCAGGAGGAAGTAGTAAAAAACATTTGAATCCAACAAGAGATATTCGTATTGAAGTTTTAACCAAATTTTGCGAATTACTTGCATTTGAACCAGAAATAACTGAAATAAATGATGAAAGAACAAGACTTGTTTTTAAACCAAGTAAAATTGAATATGATATAGCTGGCCCTGTTGGAAATAAAAATGAAAATGATAAAAGTGTTGCAACTATTTCGACGATAGAAAAATTAGAAAAAATAGAACCAAAGCCATTGATATTAATTGGTATGGGTTATGATAATATGCGCCAATTACCGTATTGGAAAAGTGTAAGCGAGTATAATAAAAAGGTTGCTAGAATATATGTTGTATATCGAGAATTATCGGAAGATGAAGAAAATCAAACAGCGTTATTTAGTATTAAAGAAAAAAAAGGAGAAGTAGAAAAAGAAGTAGTTCTTAGTTTTGACACGACAGTTCCAGATTGGGCAAATTTAACGTATGTAGGTAAAATATTTAACCTAAATTTGTCTGAAGATGATAAGAAATTAAGTACAAAAGAGTTGGTTCTGATTATTAATGCCAAAATGCAAGAAATAAAAGTTACACAAAAAGAAAGTCATATAGCAATTCCTACAAGTTTAGAATTACCAACTATAGTGACGATTGGTAGGGTAGAAGTAGTAGACGAACATGGAAACGTATCATACAAATCGGCAATTCCACCTACTTCATCTTCTATGTTACGTTATTTTATTCTTAAAAATAGCACTTTCAATGATAGTGGCTCGGAGGGGCTTGACGGTCCTAAAAACAAAAATATTCAAAAAATTCAAAATATTATGTTTGGTCCAAATGGAAATATATCTACAGACCAAATTAAAGGATTCGAACAACAAAAATTCAAAATATATAATGAGATAGTTAGTGTGACATTAAAGACAATCAACGAATTTAAAAATTACAATTTTGAACATAATACTGAAAACAGTAATGTTGCTATGATTACACTTTCAGACACTGAAAAAACACGTAAGTATGAAGAAGAGTATAATAAACTATTGGAAATTGAAAATATGGTTCCTGAACCAACTGTTCCTGAACCAACTGTTCCTGAACCAACTGTTCCTGAACCAACTGGTCCTTCAACCTATAAAGGAACCAAAAAGTATCCCCCCAAAAAGGGTCGCACCAAAAGGGGTGGACGCAAAAAGGGTCGACGCACTGGAAAGAAACACGCCTCCAATCGCCGCCGAAACAAACAAACCCTCCGAAAATATCGCTAAATGTAATTACGGTCAATCAATCAATCGGTTCGGCAAATCGACCCCCCTAAATATATATTATCACTAAAGGAAATAAACCTTATTTGATATATAATATAAAGAATACGCGATAAACCATGTTTACACCTCCGACCACCGCATCAGTATTGCCAAGTACTACTACACCACATCCCGAATCGCCACCGGAAGAGGCAAAACCCCTCCCCAACATATATCCCAATCAGTATGGGATGTCGTATTCTCCGACGAATGAAATGTCGCTCAATTTAGTCGACAAAATCTTAGAAAAGGAGAAGCAGACGAACAAAACCGATGCATGGAATAAATTGGACAAAACGGCCAAAATCCAGAAACTCCACGCTTTCGCGGAGAAATATGGAAAGGAAAACGGATATCCAATGAAGGACATCAAGGCCCTCAAACTATTTTTTGTCGAATCCCTCGATAAAAATAAATTGCAAAAAGCCAAGGATTTGGTGTATAATCGCGAAGCGGGTGAAATCACCAGTATTCCGGCACTCCATTTCAATACAACTACTAAGAATTTCACTTTACGCATCATGGATGCAAAACGCGTATCCACACTAAAGTCGCTCACTCCTAAGCGAGTCATCGACAAAGAAGTGGTCTAGTCATTCTATCCACAAAATTGATAAAGAATAATTATATGAAGTTTTCTCCATATAATTATTTAGCCATCTTATATAATGACCCCCAACTCCCATTCAGACGATATAACACGCGATATTGAGCTCGATATATATGTATTCGAATTCATCGACGAGGTAGTCCGGGCCAATGTCGACAAGATGCATTTCAGCAAATTCCTCCAAGAAATCGCCGATTATATTACCGACCACATATACGACATATGGTGCGAGATTGTAGAGAGCGACGAATATGACGACCTCATTTTCGACGACGACAACGAAGACGAACTCGCTGATTATGTCCAACAATGCATCGAGCTCTATTTCGACACCATGACCGATATACCCGCCCGGTCCAATATATATGACCTCGAACGATTGGAAGCCAAGACGGTCCATGACCCCACCATATATTCGAAAATCGCGGCACTTCAGGCCATTGAGCAGCCGAAACAGCGCACCCAGGAATGGTACGAATTCCGGCACGGACTCATTACGGCGAGTCAAATCGGCAAGCTCTTCTCCTCCGACGCCCAATACAATAGTCTCATATACGAAAAATGCAAACCGTATGATATAAGCACCGGCTCCCGCGCCGTCAATACGGAGAGTACTCTCCATTGGGGCAACAAATACGAACCTCTTAGTATTATGCTATATGAAAGGCGATACAATACTAAGATTGGGGATTTCGGTTGCATCCGACACCCGAAATACCCCTTTATCGGGGCATCGCCCGACGGCATCAATATCGACCCCCTGTCGTCCAAATACGGCTGTATGTTGGAAGTCAAAAACATCATCAATCGCGATATAACGGGCATACCTTTGGACGCCTATTGGGTGCAAATGCAGATGCAGATGGAAACTTGCGATTTAGACGAATGCGATTTCTTGGAAACCCAATTCAAAGAATACGAGGACGAGGACGCCTTTTACGCCGACGCATCGGGGCGCGATAAAGGCGTTATACTCTATTTCATCCGAAAAACGACGATTTCCAATATCGCCGATGACAATATAAACGCCCCGCATTATGTCTATATGCCCCTAAATATAGAAACCACCTGCGAATCCGTGACACAATGGATTTCGGCGAAGAAGGCCGAACTCCGCTCCGAATATACCCTCTATACCCCCCATTATTGGTATTTAGACAAATATTCATGCGTCTTAGTTCAGAGAAATCGCCACTGGGCGCGGCACGCTATACCGCGTATCGAGGAGGCATGGAATACGATTGTACGTGAGCGCGTTTCCGGATACGAGCACCGGGGCGCAAAAAAGAATCGGAACCACCCCATCGTAACTGCGGCTGCAAACTCGACGGTGTCGAGCCGTCAAATAGAGAATCTCCACCTAAATCGTGGAATCAGTATAATCAAATTGGAATAACAATATAAAAATTATTTGGGAAGATAATATACCAAATAATGTCGACTTTATCTGAAACTCAACCACCCCTAATTCGCGAAAAGTCGGAATCATTCGATGAGATGTATGTGACAAAGCGCGCAGGTAATCGCGAAATCATATCTTTCGATAAAATCCTACAGCGAATCAAGAAAATCGGCTCGGAAGTGGACATCAAAATCAACTATACTACTTTGGTCATGAAGGTGATTGACCAGCTATATGACGGTATTTCCACAACGAAAATCGACGAACTATCGGCGGAGCAATGTGCATCGATGGCCTCGATACATCCCGATTATAATGTATTGGCGGGGAGAATTATCGTATCGAATCACCATAAAAACACTTCACCCACTTTCTCCGAGGTGAGTGAGCGCTTGTATGGTGCGTCGGACAAGGACGGGCGGCCGTGCCCCATTTTGTCGGACGAATATATTGACGTGGTACGCAAAAATGCCCGTTTTCTCGACGGACTATGCGATTATAACCGCGACTATTTAATCGATTATTTCGGGTTCAAAACTTTGGAGCGCGCCTATTTGACTAAAGTGGGGGGTATTATAGTGGAGCGGCCACAACACATGTGGCTCCGGGTCGCCATTGGCATTCACGGCGAAGACCTGAAGCACGTCGAGGAGACCTATTTCTATATGTCGCAAAAATACATGACTCATGCCACGCCCACTCTTTTTAATGCGGGGACGCGCCACCCCCAACTCTCGTCGTGCTATTTGTTGGCGATGGAGAGCGACAGTTTAGAAGGGATTTATAATACGCTAAAGGATTGCGCGAGAATATCGAAATGGGCGGGGGGCATTGGACTTCATATACACAATATTCGAGCAACGGGGAGCCAGATTCGAGGGACGAATGGGACGTCGACGGGCATCGTACCGATGCTCCGCGTTTTCAACAATACGGCTAAATATATTGACCAGGGGTCGAAACGAAACGGGAGTTTCGCCATTTATTTGGAGCCATGGCACGCCGACATCGAAATCTTCCTGCAGATGCGCAAGAATCACGGCGATGAGGAGCTCAAGGCGCGCGACCTGTTCTACGCCCTCTGGGTTCCCGACCTCTTTATGACGCGGGTCAAATCGGGCGGCAAGTGGACATTAATGTGTCCCGACGAATGCCCCGGTTTAGCCGATGTCTATGGCGACGACTTTGTCCAACTATATACGAAATATGAGAACGAGGGGAAGGGTCGCAGCACGGTAAATGCGCGCGACTTATGGTTCCAGATATTGGACGCACAGATGGAGACGGGTACGCCCTATCTCCTATACAAGGATGCCTGCAATAAGAAATCGAATCAGAAGAATTTAGGCACAATTAAATCGTCGAATCTGTGTTGCGAAGTGGTCCAATATTCCGACGCGGAGGAGACGGCGGTCTGCAATTTGGCGAGTATTGCCCTACCCGCGTTTGTGAAAACGTCGGGCAACGCCAAAACCGTATTCGATTTCGAGGGGCTGCATCGCTTGACCCGTCTAGTCACATACAATCTCAATCGCGTCATCGACATCAACTATTACCCCACGGACAAAACGCGTCTCAGTAATATGAGACATCGGCCAATCGGAATGGGCGTCCAAGGTTTAGCCGATGTTTTTATGATGATGAATATGCCGTTCACATCGGAAGATGCCCGGAAATTAAACCGCGACATTTTCGAGACGATGTATCACGCCGCCCTTACCGAGTCGTGTCATATAGCCAAAACATCCGGGGCCTATGCGTCCTTTGAGGGGTCGCCGGCGAGCCGCGGTATTCTGCAATACGACATGTGGAATGTGGAACCCGATATGACGCGGTATAATTGGACGCTTTTGAAGACCGAGATTATGATGCACGGTCTGCGCAATTCGCTCCTTTTGGCGCCAATGCCGACTGCATCCACCTCGCAGATACTGGGATATAATGAATGTATTGAGCCAATTACGAGTAATATTTATAGTCGCCGAACTCTGGCGGGGGAGTTTATTTTAGCCAATAAGTATTTGATGAACGACCTTATCCAGTTGGGTCTATGGAATGAGCGTATCAAGAATAATATTATAGCCAATAACGGGAGTGTGCAGCAAATAGAAGTGATTCCCCAAGAAATCCGCGATAAATATCGTACCGTATGGGAGATGCCTATGCGCGGACTGATTGATATGGCGGCGGACCGAGGGGCATTTATTTGCCAGAGTCAGAGTTTGAATTTGTGGATAGAGGACCCCACATACAACAATCTGACCTCGATGCACTTTTATTCATGGCAAAAGGGTCTGAAAACGGGTATTTACTATCTGAGACGTAGGGCGCGGCATCAGGCGCAACAATTTACGATAGAGCCGGAAAAGATGGGGGTACAATCGAGCGAGCACGAGGAAATATGCGAGCATTGCTCGGCCTAACAAGATGGTTACTCTCAATATTTTAGCCTATTCATCATACTCTAATTATCATAAGAAATAATATAGATAGAATATATATTATGTCTTCCGCGCGAATAGAATTCGAAACATTCAAAGAAGTTGTAATGAGTTTCTATACAGACATTGCATTAATTAATGCGCGTATAGAGTTATTGGAACGGGTCAATGAAGCGGTCCTTGTCTTCGACGAAGATATAAATTCACCATCAAGAACACCCCAACGCATTCGTATTAGTCAAACCCCCGGCAAACCAGCTGCCCAAGGCATTGAAGAAAAACTGCAGCGCAGGATGGACAAAATTGAAAAATACCAAAGAAAATGCAATGAACTCAAAGCCAGGTTATACGATACTTATGCGGAAATTTTGAATACAAAAGAACACAATCGTTTGACTCCGCAACAAGTGAATGCACTCTTTGAAATATCGGAAAAAACCATTGAAGAAACCAGTGTCATTGTCAAGGAAGGCAAGGATGGTCAAAATCCCACGGTTGAATTGCTAAAGGGTAAATCACCGGGTAAACCACCGGGTAAATCACCGGGTAAACCATCTGGTAAATCCCCGGGTAAAGTCATGGCACTTGAAGATATTCGCCCCAATGGAAGACGTGCCGTGCTGCTATTAGAGCGTAATATAGGTGCATCGTGTGGCCGAAACGCGTTGAATCATATGTTTG